GATATCACCCGGTTTCGCGACGTCTTTCAGCCAGACCAGGGGATCTTTTCACCCGCATATCCGCTGGTTCCGCCCGAGCGCGAGCGGGTGCGGCTCTGGGATTTTCCGGTCGGCTACAATACGATCTACACGCCGCGCTCCTACGAGCCGATCGGTTTCGACGAGCTTAGGGCATTAGCAGAAAATCACGACATCACCCGACTGGCGATTGAGACGCGAAAGGACCAGATCGAGAAGCTCGAATGGACGATCAGATCGCGCAAGGACAGAGATCCGCTCGCCAATGCGGAGGCACGGATTGATCGATTGGCCGAGTTCTGGTCACAGCCGGATGGTGAGCAACCCTTTGCAACCTGGTTGCGCGAAGCGCTCGAGGACGTGCTCGTCCTGGACGCGCCGGCCTTCGAGATCCGCCGCAATCGCGGCGGCGACATCACTGGCCTGGACATCGTTGACGGGTCGACCATCAAAGTACTGATCGACGACACCGGGCGGCGGCCAGAGCCTCCCGCGCCGGCATATGAGCAGGTCATCCATGGCCGACCGTGGCGTTTGTTGCGCGATGACGAGCTCATTTATCTGCCGCGCAACCGCCGCCCGCACAAGGCGTACGGTTTCGGCCCCGTCGAGCAGATTATCGTCACTGTAAATATCGGTCTGCGTCGGCAGATGATGCAACTCCATCACTTCACCGAGGGCAATGTTCCGGCCGGGCTGCTTAACGCGCCTGACGGTTGGAATGCCGAGCAGGTTCATCAGTTCCAGGAGTGGTTTGATGCTACCCTCGCAGGCAATACAGCCAGCCGGACGCGGCTGCTGTGGGGACCCAGCGGGGCCAAGTACCAGCCATTCAAGGAGGCACCGTATAAGGACGATTTCGACGAGTGGCTGGCGCGGATCGTCTGCTACGCGTTTTCATTGCCGCCGACCGCATTTGTCCCCCAAGTTAACCGCGCAACCGCGCAAACGACCCAGCAAGCGGCTCTCGAAGAGGGGCTAGCGCCTTTGATGGGCTGGGTAAAGCGGCTCGTCGACAACGTCATTCAGCAGCGTATGGGACACACCGATCTTGAATTTGCCTGGTCCGAAGTAAGGCCGACAGATCCGAAGGACCAGTCAGCCATTCTCAACGGTTATGTAAAGGCCGGCATCTATACAGTAAACGAAGCGCGCGACATCCTTGGGCTGGACCCGATCGAGGGGGGTGACGAGCCGATATTCCTTACCGCCCAAGGGCCGGTCCTTCTGCGCGACGCCCTCGCGTCGAAAACCGAGCCCGATGCGAGCACCACAAAAAGAGTGGACCCCGACAGTGCCATCGTTAGCCGGCCCAGGTGCTTATTGTGACCGTCTACCGCGCTCGAATCAGATGATGGCTGTGAAGAGAATGCGTCGTGTCCATCGCCTGAGCAATCGGGTGCGGGAGACAATCGCTCTGGCGCGCCAGGCGGGATACAGTATTGCGGCAGTCGCGCGGATGATGAATTTGCCCATGTCGACTGTGGCCAATGCCCACCGCGTCACAAGGACTGATCCAATATCGGATAATTTCGCGAGGGGATACAGAGATCATCCATCGCTCAGTACGCGATCGGTTTGTCGAGAAGCGAAAGAATGACGGTTCACTTGAGGCTTTCCTAGTGGTTTTGGGACATTGATCATGCGACTGTACGGCGCAATTCAGAAGGTCGAGCCTCAGGACGATGGAACCGTCCGCGTGCATGGGATCGCGACATCCGAGGCGGTGGACGATCAGGGAGAAGTCGTGCAGGCAGACGCTATCCGCGCGGCGATTCCCGATTATATGCGCTTCCCTGCACTGCGCGAAATGCATCAACTCGCGGCTGCTGGAACAACACTCGAGGCCGAAGTCGGTGATGATGGCGTGACCCGGATCGTTGCCCATGTTGTCGACCCGGTGGCGGTCACCAAGGTCAAGAATCAAGTCTACCGCGGCTTTTCGATTGGGGGCAAGGTCACACGGCGCGAGCCAGGCAACCCGAAGGTCATTACCGGGTTGGTCCTGAATGAGATTTCGCTGGTTGACCGCCCGGCAAACCCGGAGGCAGTTTTCGACTGTTGGAAAGCCGCCGAAATTGCCGGGAGGAAAACCGGCAAGGATCAGGTGTCGGTCACAGACGAGCCGTTCAATCCTCCAATTCAGATCTGGGCCTGTGGCGTGCCTGATCACCATCATCTTGCCAAGCACGATGCGCTCAGGTGCGTCCAGGACCGGACGCTCAGGTCAGGTGATCCTGCAGGCCATCAGCCGGGCCAAGTGCTCCTGGGCGATGGCTGCAGAGCCGAGCTGGCGATCGATGCTGCAAGGAAGGCAATTGCGACGGCCGAAGGGGCGCTCGTCAACACCGATGGTCGAGAGACGAGTGACGGATCCAATAGTTTTTCCGGACCTTATCATCCCTTGAAATACGCCGACCCCGGATTTCAGTCTGATGGCAGGCGACGGTATCCAATCGATACCGAGCGGCATATCCGAGCGGCATGGAGCTATATCAATAACCCCAAAAATGCAGCGCGGTATGCGACCGGCCAGTTGAAGCAGATCAAGGACAAGATTATCGCCGCCTGGAAAGAAACGATCGATGCCAAGGGGCCGCCTTCAGCTGAGGATCACGCGAAGGCTTCATGCGCCGCACTGACCAAAGCGCTCTGGGATGTTGGTCGCATAGCGCAGATCATTCTCGAACTTGACTGGCTCCGCGACGCTCTCGAGATCGAGGCGACGATGGAAGGCGACCAGTCGATACAGCCGGTCCGCCTTGAGGCGATCATCGGCGAACTTTGCAGCTTCTTGAATGCATTGGTTGCTGAAGAGACGGGCGAGCTTCTCGAAAACGTGTATTCCGGGCCCGGATGCTCTGTGCCGAACGCAGCAAAGTTGCTCAGAGGCTCCGCTGGTCCAAGCGGCGCAGCGCGCATTGCCGCACTCCTCAATACAGGAAACCCCAAAATGCAGCAGCTCGCAACCGACCTCGTCGCCAAGGCCAAGCACTCGCAGGCTGACCAGGTGCTGGCAGACATGGCCCTCTACGCTTGCGATAAATGCATGGAGATTGACGGCCTGGCGGCTGATGAAAAGGAGCATGTCAGCAGGGCTCGCGACCATCTGCTGGAGGCGGGGGCCGCTCCCTGGGCGGTATCTGTGGTTGACGCGGTCGGTGACGTGAGCGAAGTGAGCCCGCAGATGAATCCTCCGTCATCCGATTTTCGCCCCGGCGACAATGCCACTGTTGACACTTCGAAACTGCGTGGCGCCACTGGAATGACGCGCGCCAAATATCGGCCAGCGCACCAGAACTTGATGGACATCGCTCACGACTGCATCCGCAAGCTCACGGACGCGAGGACCTGCTCTCAGGAGGTGCTCACCCCTGGCGCAGCGGTTGCCCGTGAAGGAGGCGGAGAGAACGAGACGGTAATCAAGATGGGAGCGCGCCATTCTCAGGAGACGCTGGGACATCTGTGCGCGGCGCACGACCATCTTTTGGCAGCCGGCGCCGCGTGCGTCGGTCCGACGGTAATCGGCGAGGAAGAGCATCAGGGCACGGAGTTCGACTTTGGTAAAACTTTGCGGCCCGAAGAGCTTGCGAAGGTGCTGGCGGATGAGCGTGCCGAGAAAGCTGCCTTGGTCAAAACCCTGAGTGAGATGGTGCCACTGCTTGACCGTCTGTCGAAGCGGGTCGATGACATTGCCAGCACACCGCTTCCTCCACTGACGATTACCCGCGGCAGCGTCGCGGTGTCGAAGCAGCAGGATGGCGGCGCCGCTACCAACAGCGATGCCCAACTCTCTCCGGAAGCGATAGCCGCCGCCCTCGCCAATATGAGCAAGGAGGAACAGACCCTAACCTTGATCAAGGCGAGCTACGCCAAGCCGATACCGGTGCTTGGTGTCCCTCCCAGCGGACGCGCCGAGTAAAACGGCCATAATCTGCAACCCTTCGGCCTCTCGGGGAACACTGGTTCTGCCGTGAGGCTGCCGCCAGCCCGGCCGATGGCCGGGCTTTTTATTGCCCCCCTTTTGGGAGGATCACCCGATGAATCCGATGACCCAGGAATCTCTGGAGCTGCTGAAAGGAGCTCTGGCCAGGCCGAACGACACGCTTGCCAAGTCGATCTCGACGGCAACGGGTCTGGTTGCCTACGACCTCCAAGCACCAGCCAAGAACCTTTATCCTTTCGTGACGCCGATCCGAAACGTCATGCCACGGGTTGGCGGCGGAACCGGCACCGCCACCAACTGGCGCCAAGTGAACGCCATCATGGGCTCCGGCTTTGACTCCATGGGGTGGGTGCCGGAAGGTCAGCGCTCGGGGCAGATGTCCTATTCGACCTCAAATAAATCGGCCACTTATATGACCATCGGTGAGGAGGACGCAGCGACCTTTGAAGCGATCTCCGCCGGTCGCGAGTTCGAGGACATTCAGGCGCGCATGACCTTTCGTCTGCTGCAGAAAATGATGCTGAAGGAGGAGATGGCGATTCTCGCGGGTAATGCCTCTCTCCAGCTCGGGACCCCAGCCGCGCCGGTGCTATCGGTGTCGACGACCGGCGCGACGCTCCCGACGGCAACCTATTATGTCATGGTCGTAGCGCTAACCCTCGAAGGTCACCAAAATTCAAGTGTCTTGGGCGGGGTCGCCACCTCGATGAGCGTCACCGGGGCCGATGGTAGGAGCTACATACTGTCGGGGGGCTCGTCCAACATCAGCACCGAGGCAAGTCAAGCAGTGACCCTCGGTGAGACGCTCTTCTGCACCGTCGCGCCCATCCAGGGGGCAGTCGCGTATGCATGGTATGTCTCAACCGCTTCTGGTGGAGAGACCTTGCAGGCAATCACCACGATCAACAGCCTCGCCATCTCGGCTCCTCTCAGCACCGGCAACCAATCCCAGACGGCAATAACTGGCGACAACTCGGCCAACCTCAGCTACGCCTATGATGGCCTGCTGACTACTGCGCTAAAGCCCGGCTCGAACGCCTACGTCAATATCATGCCGACCGGGCCTGCCGGCACGGGAACACCGCTGACTGCCTCTGGTCGTGGCTCGGTTGTGGAAATTGACACCATGTTCCAGAAAATGTGGGACAACTTCGAATTGTCCCCCACTGTCCTGTACGTCAATTCCCAAGAGCTGAAAAATATCACGAACAAAGTGCTTTCGAATGCATCGGGGCCGCTACTGCGCTTCGATTCCCCCGCGGACGGCAGCCAAGGCGAATACCAAGTGACCGCGTCCGGCGTTGTGCAGTTCTACTACAACCCCTTCGCGATAAACGGTGGCCTGCGCATACCGATCCGCATCCACCCCCGCGTGCCACCCGGCACGATCATTGGCTGGGCCGAGAATCTGCCGATCCAGTACCAGTCGAATGAAGTACCGAACGTCGCCGAAATCAAGACCCGGCAGGATTACTACCAGATTGACTGGCCGCTTGTCACCCGCCAGCGCCAAGTCGGGGTCTACGCCGAAGAAGTCCTAGCGGTTTATGCGCCTTTTGCGATGGGTGTCATCTGCAACATCGGCAATGGGTAAGCAGTGCTTTCAGTCTCTCGTTTGAACTGAAGAGGAAAACTACCGTGTCTGATCTTATCGCATTGCGGGCTATTTTCCCGGTGTGGGATGCCATCGGACACGGAACCGAGCGGTACGTGCACGATCCAGACGGGATCGTGCACGTACCCCGCAGGGCCGCAGTTTATCTGCTACACAATGCCGGATATGTCATTCACGACCGCCAGACTCCGTCAGATAAACATGTCGTGTATGACGACCCGGAGCGAGAGTGATGGTCAGCGTCGATCCGACCCAGGCAGACTTTGGCGATTTGACGACCTTAACTGACGTCAAAGCGTGGTTGCAGATTGGACAGAATTCCTTTCCGTCGACTGACGACGCGCTGCTGAGGCGTCTGATCACGGCGGCGAGCCAATATATTCAGGCCTGGCTCAACCGGCAGATCGCCTTGCAGGACTGGATCGAGGTTCGCGACGGAATAGGGAATGCGCTCGGGCCGATTGAAGCGCGATACCAATTCGCAGTATTCCCGGTGCGCGCCGTCGGCCTCGTCGTTATCGACGGTTTGACGATACCACCGATCCCGGCTTCACCGCCGGCTCTGCCGGGGATCGCTGCCGTCAGTACCTTTACGACCCAGGCGGGGTACCTCTTCAGCCCGACGCATCTGGTGATCAGGGGATACGCAGTACCGCGAAAAGCCGGATGCGTGACGATGCAGTATACCGCCGGATATGCGGTGACCCCGCCTGACCTGGCCCAGGCTTGCATCGAGCTCGTGGCGCTTCGGTACCGCGAGCGCAACCGTATAGGTGAGGTTTCGCGAGCGATCGGCGGGGGCGAGACCGTGTCATATTCGCAAAAAGATATGAGTGACTCGATCAAGACACTGATCCAGCAATACCGCATCGTAGCTCCGGTTGCCGGAGTTCTGATGCCGGCTCCGACGCAGACGGATACAGCGACGCTTGTGGGTGGCGTGTGATCACTGCCTATCTTATCGGCGACGAGCAGGCGGTGGAGCGGCTGCGCGCCCTGCCTGAAGCGGTCAATTCACGGCTGCTCCGCCTGATTACGCAGCTCGGGATCGAGCTGCAGCTTGCGGTCCAGCAAGACAAGCTGAGCGGACAGGTGCTCAGGAGCCGTAGCGGCTCACTGAAGTCGAGCATTGGCGTCAAGGTTGATCAAAGCGGCGGCGCCATCACTGCGAGCGTCTTTAGCGAGAGTCAATATGCCGGCGCGCAAGAGTACGGTTTTGCCGGAACCGTCAGTGTCAGGGCAAGCCTGCGGCGCATGACAGAAGCCTTCGGTCGACCGATTGCCGAAAAGATGATCAGTGTGAGAGCGTATGATCGCCGGATGGATCTCCCCGAACGCTCTTTCCTGCGCTCTGCACTGGATGACATGACGCCCGCCATTCGCGAGGAAGTGGAGGCTGCTCTGGCGCAAGGGGTCTCGCAATGATCGCGTCCTATTGGGGCCTCCTGCGACTGGAGAGCTGCCAATGATCATCCGCGAGTCGATCTATGCCGCGCTGTGGGCGCTTGCGGCAGGCTCCGCGCCTTTTGCCAGTGCGAACCGCCGGCTGCGACATTGGGCTGACGTAGCCCCGTCGGAACAGCCCGCACTGTTCATGAGCGAAAAGGGTGGCACCGCCGTGACGAAAGCGCTGGGAGCGCCGATCGCGTGGACGCTCTATGCCGACTTCTACGTCTACGTCCATTCGAGCGATCCCTATTTGGCGCCGGCGATGCTTCTGAACCCACTGCTCGATGCACTCGAAGCGGCGCTGGCATCATCGCCTGCTACGGGCATACAGAACCTCGGATTACCCTCGATGGTGCAGCACGCGTACATCGCTGGAAAAATAGAGACGGACGAGGGCGTTCTTTGCGACCAGGCGCTTGCGATTGTGCCGGTCGAGATTCTGTGCGTCTAAGCCGATTCTTCCAGCAGAGTCCGGCAGCGGTAAGAAAGAGTCAGAGCGGCGATGCATACCTCTGCAATGCAACTTGTTTGTAAGAGCACCCCGATGGCTGTGGACGATCCTAAAAAAGGCGCAGCTTTGCCCGAGGATATCTGGCGCACCCCGATTGCCTCCGGATGTGGAGTTGTTTTTATCGACCAGCTGATTGAGCGCTGGCGGCAGGACCATTTCCCGGGCTCGGCGGTTGCGCGTGACACCCGGGCCTGGAATATCGCCCACGCCGCGAAAGAGGCCTCGAAACGGCTTTTGAAAGGGAGTACCTGACATATGCAGTTGAGCTTTGGCTCTGGGGCGGTTTGGGGCGAACGCTCCGATGTGACCGGGTCCGGAATCGGGCCGCGCC